ATGATGAAAATTTCTCTTTGCCATTGCGGACAATCTTTTCCGTGACGTTTTTCCTCGATAATCATCCATTCGCCTGTCTTGTAATTTCGCCAAATGTAATCAATATTCGACGCCACAAATCCAAGACCGCTGTCAATTTCTTTTTGCTCACGAAGCCATAAGCCAAATTCTGTCGAGTGGTTATCCCGTCTTTTCGATGTCATACAGCCTCGCTTTTCCAATTTCAACATTTTCGGCTTCCAGTTCCAATCCGTGAAACAGGCATCCATGACGAAGCGCGGCAACGCCAGTTGTTGCCGCGCCGCAAAACGGGTCGAGAATCCATTGTCCTGGAAGGCAGATTTTCGAGATAATGTCAAACATGCCGCTTTCCGATTGCCCCCACTTGTGCAGGCTTTTATCGTTGCCATCGCTGACGAAAACGTCGCCAAAAATTTTGCCCGTATATTTTCCGCCGCGCTTTGTAAAAATCAATAGCGGCTTCCATGTGGTGTTTACATTGACCTGACGCATTGGCGTTGGTTGTCCGGGCGTCAGATAGCAGCCAGTCCAGTAATAATCCAAATGGCGGCTCATCATCTCCATAATTCCGTCAAAGTAACTTTGTCCGCTCATGGCGATTAGCAGCCCGCCGTCTGTCAGCCATTCATTCGCTCGCTCCGCCAACGTTTCCCATAACGGCAGGTATTCCTTTGGATACGGCGGGTCTGTAATGATGAAGTCGTACTTGCGCGGCGCGTTCCACGTTCTGATGTCCCCATGCCAAATGCGCCAGCGCTCTGATGGTAGCACATGCGCGCCCGCCTTCGCCATCTCCGCGCGCCGCTTCTCAATCTCAATTTTTCGTTTTTGTTTCAGTGCGCGTTCAACGCCTTTTTCGTCCATCACCTCAATCAGTTCAGGCATCTGGACGGTTTGCGCAAACCGGACAATCTCTTTCGCCTTCTGGTACGTTGGTCTCGACATGCCAACCGCCGAAGCCACTTTGTCGAGAGCGCGATTATTTTTCACTTCGGAAAAATTTTCCAGAGTGTTTGATTTTCTTCCTGGCGCGGTGTTTCCGTGTTGCGCTTGTCTCTCTTTCGCCGCCTGGCGTTCCAGCGGTTCGAGTGCTTCGCCGATGGCAACGGCTTCGGACGGGGTAAAATCCTTGCGGAAAACGTTCTCGTCATGCTCGCCGCGCACGATGTCGTCCAGATTCACAACTCGCACTGGTATTTTTTTCCAGCCGAGCAGTTTGCACGCCGCTAACCGCCGCTCTCCAGCGACGAGCGTATTATCTGGTTGGATGACAATTGGATGCAGTAATCCGATTTTTTCGATACTGGACGCCAGTCCCTCAATATCCCCCAGATTTTTGCGATGTCTGTTTGAGATTTTTATTTCATCAATGTTTCGTTCCATATTGTCTCCGCAATGCAAAAAGCAGATTGTCTCTGTCCTACCAGTTGCCAGTGGCAGACGTATGGAGCAAACGTCAGCAACTGGCAGGACACAAACAACCTGCCATTGCTCCATTTTATGCGCTGCCACACGCTTGATTTGTCAATCGTATTATATGCAAATTTGTGATTATGTCAATAACACAAATTCAAACACCGCGCTGATTGCCGCGCACGCCAGCAAAATCAAAACGATGGCGAATATAATTTCGAGTTTATCTGTTTTCATATTTTTTCAGTTTCTATGAAAATGGCGGCGGGCTGTTATCATCTCTCTGTATTTTTTTTGTAAATTCACCCGCAACCCGCCGCCAGCGGGTGTCATCAATCAAAATGCTCGTGCGGCATCATGCGGAAATCATCCGCATCTACCGTCCGATTGACTACGGCGTCTGGAAAATCCGTTGGGTCGCCGTACTCGCCGCAGATGTCGCAGTACGCTCTCTCCGCCACTTCTGGAGGCTCATATATTGACCCAGGATACCATCGTTGGACGATGGTTATTGTCGAGGTGTGGTCACATCCAGATTTGCGCTCCGTACCACACCAGCAAATCCAGCCGCCGCTGGTTTGGGCGTGAGCGGTTTCAGTTTTACAAGATTTGCAGTAGAGCATTCTTTTCATCATGGACTCCAATGTCCGTTTTTATCAGGAACGGACAAACCTGCGGCATGAGCCGATGTGATGTTAGGAGCCGATAACATTGGCGGCGGGCTGTTATCATCTTCACCCGCAACCCGCCGCCAGCGGGTGTTTCAGTATGGGAAAGCATCCTCGTCTTGTAGAGGAGCATCATCAATTGCCGCTAAAGCCGCAGCGTAATTACCGTTATGCTCCTTTACAAGTTGTTCAATCTCGATATTTGTCAACCCGAGTTCTTTCACTCGTTCAGCAAACAATTTCAGGGCTGGGTCTCCGCCAATAGTTTCATCAACATCGTCACTTTCCGCGTTCCAACGCGGGCACTCCTTCCACGCCAAAGACTGTTCGTACAAATCATCCAGTTCTGGCGTGATGTCAACAAATCGAGGATGGTCTACGCCAATTGCCTCGATTGGTGTTGACTGTGATTCTCCGTATGTCTCAAATACCGGGAGACCGTCTTTGCCAACGGTGCCATAGCGACGGACAAGAGCCTTACCATCCGGCTCCTTAATTTTTCCCCACTTTTGCCCGGTGCGCTCGAACGAGATGAACGTTGACCACTTGTCAATGTAAATCACGGCTGGAGCGCATTTGTCGCCATTGTAAACAAGCCCGAAAACTTGTCTGACCGGCGTATAACCAGGCAAACGCTTTTTAGATGTCGCTTTGATTTTAATGACCTCACGTCCAGTTAATGGGTCTTTGGTTTTTTCGCGCAACTCGAATCGCGTGCGGTGTTGGATGGGCAAAAATTCAATCACATTACTAGCATACACTTTATAGGTATGCTTTCCATCCTGCGATACCCTTTCAACAACTGGCAACGGGATTTCGGGGTTTGGTTTTCCATCTTTGTCTACGACATTTGCGCGCCAACCACCAAAATATTGAGCGGGGTCATCTTTTGCAATAAGTCGTAATTGAGCGTTTCCACGCGTCCAGCGCAGATAAGCGACCCTAACAGGCAACTCTGCATATGCACTTGCTGAACCATCGGTAAATTTAGACATTTCAATTTTCCTTTCTTTGTTTGTGGGCTATGCCCGGTTGATTTGATTTTTTTATCTTACGTTCAGTTCGCCAGACTGACATAGCGAGAAGCCTCCTTTTATCGTTTTTTTTCAGAACGGCAAATCGTCTGTATCGCCGTTTTTATCCTCGTAAGAGGCGTCAATATAATAATCCACCTCGAGCACATCTCCGCCGCTGACAATGCAGCGCGTGCCGAGGTCTGCGTCGCCGTATTGCATAGCGGTTCTTTTTCCGACGCTCAACCGCTCTTCCTCGGCGGCAACAATGGACTCAATGTCCGATGTGCCACCGAGTTTTTGCCAGCGGTTGTACCAGTCATGAACATTCTGTTCGGCTTTGAATGCGGCGGCGAACGCGCTGTCTTTCACATCACGCGACGCGCCGCTTTCGATGGCGGCGTCGTAATTCTTCCACGCGGCGTCAATTTTTTCCATTGCACTAATCAGTTCCATAGGTTTTCTTGGTGGCATTTTTTTTCATCTCCTTTTTTATGATGATTATATCCAAATCTGTTGTTTTGTCAATGGTGATTTGCCCTTGACAGAGTAGCAAAAATCCGTATAATCGGAAACATGAGCAAAAAGCAAACCATTGAAAAACAAATCTACCAGTACAGCCGCGCGGAGTGGCTTGCATTGTGGACCGCGGCGAGGCGGGCAGAGATGCGCCGCCTCCGCTCCAGCGGATGGACGCTGGAGAAAATCGGGCGACAGTTTGGCGTTAGCCGCCAGGCTGTCGCGCAACAGTTAGAGAAAGATAATTAATCTTCTATTAATCAGTTCCATATAATTCATAGTTGGGCGGCTTCGCCAGAAAGAAGGTAATAATATGAACTACATTCAACTCGCCAAGAAATATGCTTCAAGTCACGCAACAGAAGGCAGCAAGGAAGATGCCTTATGGGTGATTGCTTTATCTTTACTATCCATCGCCGAACGCGAAGAAAAAGCCGCCCAACAAAGCGTGCAGCCGACCGCCGCTGGCGGAGAGTCTGCGGACGAAAATTCTGAAAGCGGCGGCGGCTAACGCCAGTCCGTTGGGCGGCTTTGCCCAGAAAGGAAAATTATGCCATTCACGTCTGCTGACCGTATCCGAGAAATGTCATGCGGTTGTCGCTATAACAGCCGCACGGAAATAATGACGCACTACTGCTGGCGACATTCGTTGGAACAATACGCCGCCCAACACCGCGTGCAGTTGACCGCCTTTGGCGTAGGTATGCTGGCGTTCATTGCTGGATTTGGTATTTGTTGGTTTGTGTTCGTCCGCTAATTCGGCGGCAACTAACGCAAACCGTTAGGCGTTTGTTTGGTGAGAGGTTCGACTCCTCTGGAGAGATACTGTGGGCAGGTTCGATTCCTGCAAGGCGAGTGGGCGTGGGTGCGTCAGCCGAATACGAGGATCAGCAGGACTCTCTCCCTCACCAGAGAAACGCCTAACACAGCGTGCAGCGGACGGGGCTGACGTGTCCGCCGAATCAGACAGCGTTGGCGGCACGCCCCGCCGCTGACGTAAACCGTTATGTGCCTTCCGTGCCTGCCGATTTTTTAAGGTTCAACCTATTGACATTATGATTATTTTGAATATAATTGTAATCAAGATAATCAATCATTCAATAGGAGATAAAAAATGAAACTCTACAACGTCCCCGAAACATCAGCAGTTGGTCAGTTAGTCGCAAAAATCGAATCGGTTTGCAAGCAAAAAGGTTTCTCATTATCCCGCTGGCAGACTAATCAAGGCGGGCATAGCGTATCAATCACATACGCCGTACACACTGGCGATCGTGCTCATCAGTTCCGCTACCAGCCGAAAGAAACCGTGAAATCCTATGAATACTTGAGCCATATGGAAGGCTCCACCGAGCGCAGTGAGGCATATCGAAAGTTGTCCCGTTTACTGGCTGAAATTGAGGTGCTGTAATGGCTGGCAAAAAGGGCATGAGTAAAGGCAAAATGGGTGGCGCTCGTCATGGGGCGGGCGCACCCTATAAATTCTCTGCTCGCAAAAATGAGCATTTTGTTTTCGAGAGAGAAACCATCGGCGGACAAATCCGCAAACTTGAATTGTGGGTTTTCAATGCTATTGAGGAGAACGGTAACAATCTTGTTTTTCAATGTGGCAACGACATCATTACGATCCGTCGCCCTGAGCCTGGCGAGTTGGTTCTAGGGAGTGACGGCACATAACACAGCGTGCAGCAGACGTGGGGCAGGCTGGGCAATTTTTGGACAGTCGGTTATGCCCCACGCTGCTAACGCTTGCCGTTAGAAAGCCTCTTGGAGAATTATGTCATCTGCAATTAGAAACCCTAAAGAAGTTATCGAGCGTCTTTGTGCCCTGGTAAGCGAAGTTGGCGAGCGCCAATTTGCCAGTGCTGTCCCGCATGATTGTTTTTGTGGAAAGAACCCGCGTGGCATTGTTGATTTTCAAGTCGATGAAGGCGTCATCGTTTTTATTGAATCTGCTGTGCGTGATAGGCTTTCTAACAAAGCGTGCAGCGGACTGTTGCTACGGGAGCCGCTTGAAGATAGTCCGTGGCAAACAGGCGAACGCCGGGGCGCAGGTATCTCGTCAAGCCGCAACAGCCGCTAACGCATAACCGTTAGAAAGCGAGTTGCAAACAAAGGAGTTTGAAAAATGGAATATCAGATAGTAAGCGTAATTGATGACAAAGAAAAATTCGCCCAAGAAATTAACCGTCTTCTCTCGGAGGGTTGGGAGTTGTACGGCAGCCCGTTTTGCACGACGTGGCAGGAGGAATACCGTGAGTACTATCAAGTATTTACCGAATATTATCAAGCCATGATAAAGCGGGCTGGCTAACACAGCGTGCAGCGGATTGGCTTACTGGCACGCCTGAAAAAGTGGTTTGGCACAATCGCCAACCGCTAACGCAAACCGTTGGGCGTTTATGTTTGAATATTATTACGCATGGAAGAACAACGAAAAAAGGGAGACGCTGTATAAGCGTCCCTGTCGTATCGTAGCGCGCGGCTCGCTGAACTCGTGCCTGATAGAGTTTGAAAATGGTCAGCGAGAATGTGTATCTCGTAATGCAGTGAAACGCCTACCAACAAAGCATGCAGCCGACAGCCGCTGGCGGAGAGACGGACGGCGAAAATTCTGAAAGCGTATGAAAATAAATTTATGGTCAATGTTCTTAAGTTGTTTGATGGGGCAGGCAATGCTTAGTTTGTTTGGCTTCCAGACCCCGAAGGAAAGTTTTGTTGCATTATGTTGGCAAGACTCCGCATTTTTTTTAGTCTGGCTAACACAGCGTGCAGCATTCAACGCGCAACTAACGCATGGCGGAGAGGCAGTGGACGAAAATTCTGAAAGCGGCGGCGGCTAACGCAAGACCGTTCGGCGGCTTGGAGGAAAAATGTGTAATCGTTTATATAGATATAAATGCGTAGTATGTGGGCTTTCCTGCGAAGGTTGCGTCCACGATGGTTTTTATTATTCAAAAAAGGTTTGCGGTAAGTTACGCTGTTCAATAGAAGCACGCCGCCGAACATCGCGTGCACTGGACGGGGCGAAGCGCACGGCTCAAAAAGGTTCTATTAGTGGCAAGCGTTCTGGTAGGTCGCCCCGCCAGTAAATAACCGTTGGGCGGCTGTATGCAGGGAGTTGTGGCAACAAGAGAACCGAAGCCCGCGCAATCAAAAAATCACTTTGCCAGGTGGATTGCGCGCGATACATACCCCTCGCAGTCGCGTTCCGTGCTGAGGTTTGCGGCAACATGGTAAATACACCATGCAGAACTGCCTCCCTGCACAGAGCCGCCCAAATGGAGATGCACTATGCGAAAATGTAAATTGTGCGGTGAGACAATTTACACCCGAAACTCGTATTGCAACAAATGCCGCAGCAAAATTTATCGTGAGCGGCAAAAACAAAAATACAATCGGGTTACGGAGTGGCGGTGACGAGCGTGTCCCGTACAGCGTGTACAACCACGCGCGCCAGTGGAGTAATCCAGATGAGGTAATCAACTATTATCTCACCCACCGATGCGGCGTTGACGAAATCGAGACGATATTCCGCATCTCGGAGCCAGACGAGGCGCGCGAACAGTTTGCGAAAACTGGATTGCCGCGCATGTTTATCGGCGTGTGGCGTGAGATGGTTGGATTGTCAGCCGAACGCAGAGAGCGAGCCATCGCGTTGCTGCGGGAAGTGTTGGAGGTGATTGGATGGCAAAAATGAATATTATCCAATGGATTGTAGACGAAAAACTGGCTGCCAACAATTTCGCAGCCGCGCACATTGCTAACGGTTTGAAATTGGCCGGTCTTCCCGAGGATGAACAAATGCGGCGCGTCAGGCAGTACAGGTTGTGGCGTAGAGCGACAAAAGACGCGCCGTCAAAATGTTATCAATATGTGTTGGAAGGCAGAGAGCCGCCGGTTGAGATGTTTGAATTGGATGCGGTTGAATGATGACGGGTGATTGGATATGAGCGAGCATAACGAACAAGCGACATTTTTCGACTGGATAAATCTCATGATACCGACATATCCAGAATTGCATCCGTTGTTTTTTGCTGTTCCGAACGGTGCGAATCTTGCCGGCGACAGGCGAATAAAGGCAATGCAAATGAATAAATTGAAACGCGAGGGACTGGTTCCTGGCGTTTCAGATACAGTTTTTATGGCTGGACATGGTGGCTATCTCGGTTTGGCTCTGGAGTTTAAAACTCCCGAACGCAAATCCGAGCGTGATGGAGGGTTGTCGGAGCAGCAAATGGAGTTTTTGCGTGCTGCGCGAATGCAGGGCTATATGTCAGCCGTTGCGTATGGCGCAGATGATGCCGTTTCCATTGTTAGCAGTTATCTCGTCATGCCGAAAACGCAGTCCATGATTTATGACGCTTTGAGATGTTTGGAGCGCGGCGATAACGCACAGGCGATGAGTATCCTGCGCGATATTACCTTGAAATGGTAAGGAGGATAACGATGGTTGATTTAGTCATTACATTTGGATTTATCGCTATCTGTATTGTGATAGCGTTGTTCATGGTCGGCTCGGTTGCGTGGCTGATTTTGCAACTTCCCAGCCAGGATGAGGCGGAGCGGCTCGAGGAGTTGCATCGCCAACTCGGAGCAGCGGAGGACGAACGTGCGCGGAGGCTTGTGTGGTTGTGGTATTACGCCGACCGCTCTGGCAATCCGAAAGCGGCGCATGAATTTGAGCAAAAATACCGCGACGAGGTTGCTAAAAATCGCCGCGCCAGCGATGAGCGGTGGGAGCGGATTATGCGGCTGCGTCAGCCGTACACTGACGAGGAAATCGAACATATTTTGTCGCAGCCCGTTGTAAAAAAGAGGCGGTAATGTTTGTGTGGTATGCAGAAACGCCCGCCCACTGGATACGCGCGACGATAATATCCGACATGCTCGGCATTGTTTCGGCGCAGACGTATGACGGGCGGCGGCTGGATGGATTGCATAAACGCCGCGTCGCGGATGCGGTGATTTTATTTTCCGAAAGGAGAGACTATGAGCGGTAATTTTTTCAAAACGTTAGGGGAGTATGTATCCGAGGTGTTCGACAAAGATAAAAATGGCGTCGTGACATTCAAGGAAATTCTGACCGTATTCCCGAACAACGCTGTCGCGATTGCGTTTCTTGTCGTGGATTTGCTGGTACTCGTGGCGGAGTATCGCGTTTTGGATGTTGCGATGCGAATTACAAACAACGACATCTACAAATCTATCGGCTTTGTGCTAGTATCAGCGATTCCGTTTTATTTGTCTCAAATTTTGTGGCTGTACCCCAATGCCAGCACTATTCAGCGCGTGATTGCCGTTGTCATGGGCGCGATTGCGCTTTACACGTCCGCCGTTTTCGGGCTGGCTGATTTGTCGCTGACGTATGACGTGAATAAAATTGTTTCAATGGTTGTCAATCTGACGGTTTTCTACATCGTCATTTTGCTCCTGTATGTGTTGGTGGATAGCGGTATCCGCGCCAAACGTATGGAGGCGGAGGCGCGTGCAAAAGCCGCGCATCAGCGCAAGGTCAATGAAATTACGCGCTCTATTTTGGCGGATTTGCGAAAAAGCCTTGCTGAGGAAAACGCGCTGCGAGATGAGTTTGGTGAGGATGCAGTGAGAGAGCAAATCGAGCGATTGCGCGGAGTAAAAAACAAAAAACAACAGCCGCCGCAGCGTCCGCAAAACCAGCAGCAGATGATGGTGACGCACGCATTTGATACACCGCTCAAACCCGAAAACCCTACCCAGCCGCCAAACCGCCAACAGTAGCGGTTGTGGCGGACGGACTGCCAACACTCGATGAAACGTGGACGGAGTATGTCGTACCGAGTGTTGGCAGTGAGACTGGACTGAGGCGAGAATGGCGCATCATTGCCAACACTGGCGATTTGCGCGGCGTGTGTTGGCGCGAAAGGAACGCCAACAGAAAGGCAGTGCGATATGTCGGAAAGAGAAACAACAAAAACGAATTTGAAAGATATAAACTCGTCTTTGAGCAGTGGCGAGGAGCCAACAGAGTTACTGTTGGCAGTCGCGTGGTCAGCGATTGAGACGCTGGCGAAACGCGGCAAAGTCAAGATTTATGTTGGCAGAAATGCGGTTGCGGTGTTTTTCCACAATGTTCGGCTCGACGAGCAGCGTGGATTAGCGCCAACACTGCCAACGGAGGAGCGAAAATGAGGCGGCTGATTGTTGTCGCAGTGTTGGCACTGTTGGCAACGCTGGCGTGTGGCGTCCAGGCGTTGCCAACAGTGACCGAAACGCCAAAAACCGCATTGCCAACAGTTGTAGAAACTGAAAAACCGCTGCCAACAGTTTTTCCGTCTGTGTTGGCAACGGTTACAGATACGCCGAAACTGTTGGCAGTTGCTGGCTGCTGGAATGTGCGCGAGCAGCCGAGTTTTGGCAGTCGCGTTGTCCGTGTCCAGTGCGGCGGAGACATCCAGCCGCTCGACGTGTCGGACGGCTGGATTCGCGTTACGGACGGCTACATTTGCGCGCGCAGTATTGGCATAGATGCAAGATGTGACTAATACGCCCACAACATTGATAATAGGCGTACAGTTACCGGCGCGGTAGTCCACGCTGGGGCTGTAAATTTAAATTCCACAGTATCGCCTGCGGAAATATTAATGTTTAACCCGGATGTTGTATACCGGTTGACGCTTTGATTCATCTGACAGCCGGTGAATAATAGGTTATCCGTTGTATTGTTGACGCGCAGATATAATGAGAATGTTTGTGCGCTTGCCAGCGTGGTATCAACAATGAAAAAAACTGTCGCTCCGAAAATTTTACAACTCCTCAAAATCGGGACAGCGAATGTGTTGGCAACGGTAGAAAATCCAAATCCAGCGTAATATGTCGTGGACGCAGAAAGCGTGTTCGCAAAAATGCTGTGGAGCGAAATCGTAAACGTCCCAACATTTTTAAGGTAGATCGAGTATCCGTATCCACCCGACGAACTCCGTGCCGCCAAAATATCGCTATTTGGGTTAACCGATGACCCAGATAAGTTTGGCAGTGCGTTAATCGTTTGGAAAATTTTGTCAAATGTCGTGACCTTGACAACTGGGGTCGAACCGTAGCCGTCAATAGCAATGATTCCATCTGCTCCAATGGGGTCTCCAAAATACGGAAGATTTTGTGCAGGTGTGTCAGCCATTTTTTTTTCTCCTGGTTTAGTTTGGTAAATAGGCGCGAGTATCCTCGAATGGGATAATCGTGAAATTAACGTATTGATTACCAATCACCTCAAATTTATATCCGTTGATGTGAACGGCAATAAATGTTTTGGCATTAAATTTTGTATAAAATAGATAATCAATAAGCGGATTTTCTATGTTGACATAATATGACGTACCGACATCGCCGTACATCCAAAGTCTCATGGTTTTGGAGTTGCGGTTTGCGTTGAACGACATTGCCTCACAGGTTGTACGCGGGACACTTTTCCAGTATAGCAGGTTGGCAAAACCGAGCGCGGGCTTTGGGTCAGACGCGTAATACATATCAAATTCGATGGTGCGCTTGCCTCCATACGGATAAACAGGATTTTCGTATGGTTCGTATTTGCCAATCTCTTTTTGCATGCGTACCTCATCGTACACATAGACGCCTTTGCCGCGTACCTGAAACAAAATATCTCCTCCAGTGTAGAGCGTTGTTGCGCCTTTGTTTGACAATGTCAACTCTACCTCGGCGCGATGGAAAATCGCATCAACCTGCAGATTAGAAGTCAAATCCGTACCCGTACCATCGCTGTTCGAGTACGCTTTATAATCCGTGTTCGTAACAGGATACTGCATGTCAAATCCGTTGATATATGATGCGCCTCCAGATGGGTCTCTATATCGTCCGCGCAATCCAGCAACCGTTTCGCCAGGCTCAAGTTTTAGGCTTGACTCCATTGTCCAAAGCGTCTTGTAGGACGTATCAACCGTTCGCGGCTTAACGGACACTTTGATATTGGCGTAAATGTGTTTATCGCGGACAAATTCTGTTCTCCCACTCTCATCAATGTCATCGCCAGTAATCGTAATAGCCTGATTGTTCTCCAGAAGCAGTTTGCTAACGCCATCCTGCAACAGCAGTTTGCTAACGCCATCTTGCAGCAGCAGTTTGCTTCCGTTGTGGTCAGATATTTTTACGGGCAATTCGCTTATTGTCCCACTGCCATTACTGATGGAGCGGTGGCTGCGATTGAAAACAACCAGCGTTGGCATTTCCGGGTGTGTAAATCTCAAATAGATATATCCAAATTCGGATGTTGCCAATTTGTTAAATTCGCCTCCAATTGTCGTTTCACTGCTACCGATGTCGAACATGTCCGGGAATGTATAGTATCCCTCATCCATTTCAGTCGCGCCATGATGGAGAGGCGCTTCCAGCAAAATATCCCTCACTGCGTGATTGATTTTGTAATTTGTCTTGTATGTCAAATTGTCAATGCGCCAATTCATCGCCCACGCCATCCAGTCCATATATGTTATCTCGCATGTTCGCGCTCCATTGGGATTACCATCGAATTTTTTTGTTCCTGGCTCATAGTAGCCAAAAAATTTAATTCGTTCTGCGCCGTCCCATTTGCAAACGAATTTAATCATCCCCTCGGATAACGCAACGCCGTTTGAGTCTTTTGAAAAATATCCATCATGATTTTTCAAGACAACTGTCATCCTGCCGCCATCGGCAACGCGTGCGGAAAAATCGGTATTCATTATGCCAACGCTCCCACGCGCCGACATAACTCTACTCGTTATGTCAGTCCAAGCAGAATCGGAATATCGCTTGATATAAAATTTGATGCTCTCGAAAAGTTCTGTCATGAGAATTTACCTCTCGCTTCGACTATCGCACGCGCGACGTCATTGTCAGACGCGACTTTGTTATAGATGCCCATCAAAATTTGATTGGTCTCGCGTGTGTTTTGCGATAATTTATTAACCTCGATTTGTAAGGCGACCTGTTGCGCCAAAACGGTCTGATTAACACCCGATACAATCTGCTCCACATGCTGGTCAAGCACCGGTTCAGATGTTGGAGTAGATTTTGGAACAGATATTTTAGGAAACGATGTTTGGAAATTAGATTTTGAAACTGTACCAGTTTCGCCTTTTGTGTTTGCCATAAAAATTTCAGTTAAAAACCCGCCTTCGGCATAGAAATATTTTGGCTTTATACCGCCGGATAATAGCGCGCGTGTCTGCTCGGCGGTATAAACATACCCAGCGGGTGAAATCAATTCCGCGCCTCGCTCGCCAACCAGCGTCCAACCATTAGATACGCTACCGCCAGTCGCTTTTGGTATTGGCATTAGCGATGTTCCTGGATGCGCTACTGCGCCGCTCTGTGTGATAACCGCGCCAGTGTTAAAATTAAAACTATAATTCCACGCTGTACCAGACGGGGGCAGTTTGTGAATCAATTCGACCGCTTTGGTGAGTTTCTCGTTGAAAGTTTGCGCGGCATCCGATGTATTTTGAATTGGCTCCGGCACTGCTATTGTCGCATCGCGCAGCGAAATCAATCCATTGGTAAAATTTTCAATGTTCCCAGTCTCGGCGAATTGTGAAATTAATTCGCTCGTAGCATCCATCACTTTCTTTTGATTTTCGTCAATCAGCCCATATTGTTCCGCCAGCGCTGAAATTGCGGCTGACGCCTGGCTGAAATCAATCTGCCCGCTTTCAGCCGCCGCCATAATCGCCTGCTGCTGAATATTGAACATAATAGCAGTAGCGCGCTCGTTGTACGCCTCCGTCTCCCGTTGGATTTGTTCGATTATTGCACTACGGTCACTTTCACTTTTTGCCTCCTCGAGTTTCTGGCTCAATTCCGCCATTTTTTCTATGTAGTTTTCCTGCGACTTCGTCAAATCATCACGCATGACGCTCGACAAATCCTTCATTGACTGATTAAATTGCTCTTGCGTCATGGTGGCGTTCGTTGTGGAAGATACAACTGCATCCACGCGGCTTTTGTAGTAATCAGTCATTGCCGCGCCGCGTTCGACCTGCGCAAAATACGCCTGCCAGTCATCCTGTACGCTGCTGACCTGCCTCAATCGCCGCTGCAACTCCTCGCTGGTAACACCCAGGTCTTTAGCGGCGCGGTCAAATGATTCCACACGCGTTTGGGCATCGCTCATTCCATTGGACAGCGCCTCAACGACTGGCAAAAACGCATCTGCGACATCCTCTTTGATGCTGTCGCCAATATTTTTCAAATGCGCCTCAAACTGCGCGAATTTGCCTGCCGCCGTATCTGCCGCATGACCGACCTTTTGCAGTTGCTCCTCCGCCTGCTGCAAAAAGGCTTCCGTAAATGCTGCATTCGCATCCAGCCCAGACGCTTTGAGTTTTTTGAGCCGCTCGTTGAAACCGTCAACCGAAACGCCTAACTGGTCGAACCGCATGGTCGTTTGATTCGACAATGCCAGTACAACCTGATTCATGTCCATTCCCAGCCCAGACATGACGGACGTCAGACGGACGGCGTCTTTTTCATTTTTTACCAACCCAAGCGACATGACATCAGTCGCGGCGGCAATCATCTCCATATCCGACATCGTACCGCGCGTGGCTGGACGCAGTTTGTTTAGCAGCGCGTCTCCCGTCGTTCCGATGGTTTGCGCTAATCTGTCAAATTTGGTGCGAGTAAATTCTAATTGCGCCCCCTCTCTGGCGAAATCGTAGCCTTTTTTGAGTAAATCCAATCCCTGCCGAGCGAGACCGATGGCACTGCTCAACTCGGTAAATTTCATCGTCGATTCTTTGATGCCTTTATCCGCGCCCTTGCCAATTCCGCCGAGTGATTCGTTAATTTTCTCGACGGCTTCGGTCGCATTGTCAATCACCTCAATTGGTATTTCGATTTTTTCAGTTCTCATCGCGCTCTATTTCTGCCAGGATTGCTGCATATGTTGGATGTTCGTGCGCCCATTTTGCCCAATCGTCCGACGCCGCGCGAGACCTGTATGCCGTATATACGTTGTGCGCGGCTATCATGCGGCGTATTTCGCCAGCCGACAAAATCGGTCTGCCGACAACTGCCTCGACGCCAAAGCGGTCAATGTATCCGAGTAACTGCAACTCAAACGGTTGCGGCGGCGGCGTATCCAGATGCTCGCCAGCGGCATACTCATACGCCGCCGCCGTCACTCGTTTGGGACGAGAGACTCGCCAATCCACAATTTGTAAATGCCAGCATAAATCTCGGAAATTAGCGCATGACTGTCGCTAATCGGCGTCATCGGAAAATTGTCAATAGTCGGATTTTCTGGAACGCCAGTAATATGCCACTCCTTGACGATTTGTAGTATGACGGGCAGACGTTTTTCATCCGCCACACTGACCCAAACGCGTTTGTTCCTCATGTTCTCGTCTATCTCGTCATTTGGGTCGCCAAGAGAGTCCTCGAATGCCCGAACCTGTAATAGATTCAGAAATTCTGGCAGTATGACGTATCCAGAAAATCGCTTGTTCCGAATTTCGAGTTTCATGATTACGTTTCAGCGGTCGTACCCCATGCGGGAGCAGCGGAGCCGGCGGCCAGGCGGAATTTTGCAGAATATTTTCCAGAGTTGACATCTACCTGGTATTCGGTACACAAAAATCCGTTAGTCGCAGAGGACGTGATGCCAAACTGCGGCTCGCCGCTCTCCCAATCGTGACGGATACCAATACGGACATCCAACGATAATGGCGTTGTCCCGCCGACAATGCCGCTCAAAACGGTGTGAGAGCCGGTCAACGCGGTGGTATCAAATGGACCGGTGATGGTAATCGTACAATCCGGATGCGCAGGCAAAACGCCCTTGATAGCATCCGTAAATGCGGTGAGTTCAACCTCGTCATACGTCAAGCCAACGCCATTGATGGAGTCAACGGGAATATTTCGCAGCGTCCCGCCGCTGTCTTTGACGTAAAACGAAACCCATTTTTGAGTAGTCCGTCCAGTTTGTGCTGCCATTGATTATCTCCTTATCGTAGCGCCCGATGAAAACCGAGCGCGAATGTTACGCTGGTCGCTGTCCCGAGTACAATTTGCCAGCGAATATAACGATTAACAGTAGTGGTTCGCAACGTCGTTGCGATGCGTCCGGCGCTCGGCGTCGAGCAATTTATAACGCCAGTCGTGCATCCAGACAAATCGGCAAAACTAGCGTCAGCGTTGGTAGATGCGTGTTGTACTTTAATGGTTGCCGTGCCGTTGCCTGCAAATACCTGATATGTCATGTAGCCGCCAAATGATGTTGACGCTCCATAATCGTCAACGCCAACACTCGTATTGACAGCCGTTGTTGCAGTTTTGGGGCGCAGCAATACGCCGAACGGATTTTCGTACGCCACGACGCTCCTGCGCGCGCTGGACGATTCAAACGGCGCGCTGACATACACGCCGCCGCTCTGCTCGCTATTGTATCCGCTCTGCTCAAACTCGCCCATAAATACTGGGCTGCCCTGCGCCGGCTCCGCCGCCATACCAATGGCAACCATGACGCATTGCATCTGACCAGGCGATGATAATACGGTGTGGATACCGCTCGTCGAATTGTCCAGTACAGCGTTTAGCGTGCCGAGGCTCACCTGCGCATGAGCGGGCAGAACGCATTTAACCTCGTCTGCCAGCGTAGTCATATCGGCTTCGTCATATGTGAGAGCCAGCGGTCCAATTTGCCGCGCGCTGCCGGATAAATCGTAGCCGCCAATATACACGCGTGTCCATTTGCTGTTTGTTCTTGGCATAATTACCTCACGATGCGTTTTGCATCTCTGTCACGGTCATCGCAATGTCTGCGCCGTGATACATATTGCCAGCCGGGTCAGCCCGCGCTCCAACCGTCACCTCGGCAACCTCCATGTCAACACGCCCGTCATAAGGCGCAGTAACCTCAATCATCTTGGCAATGATAGATGTCAGTTTGTCAATCATGTCCGACCAGCCCGTGACAATTGTGGCGTTATCTCCGATTGCCGAGCCGAGAAAACGATAATTGAGCGTGTAACGCACATCAACCAGCGCGCTCGCGCCGCGCGTAAATGACTGATACTGCAAACTGAAATTCGTCAGAAACCCCTCTGGGTTTGGATACAACACGTTCGGCGCGAGCGGATATGCTACGCTCCAATTATTTGTGTCACGGATTGTAACTCCCGTGACATTGATGGACGCAATTGCGGCAGTGATATTCGGCAGCAGCAGCGAGATGCTCATACAATCATCCTGTACATGGCAATAATAGCGGCGGCGTAATGCGGAACATCGTCTGGTTTGACGACCACGCCCGCCGCTGTGATATTGACGCGTCCAGCAGATGTTTGCCCGCTGCGGCTGGCGTAAATATTTTGCGCAATCTCAATGCACGCATGTTTGATGTCAGTTGGCACGCTGCTCCATCCGCGTTTGCCCGTGATTTTGATACCGCGCTCGCATGTGGGGAAATATCCGTATGACGAGAGCGGAGACACGACAATAGCGGTAATCGGCAATCCGTCGGCGGCGTAATTATACGGCACGACATCATAATCGGCGGACGTTAGCGCGGTGTAACTCCTGACGCCGCTGTAATCCACCTCAACAGATGTGATGCTTGCAAAATCTGGCAGATAGCAAATACGCGGAGACTGTGCTGTAAAATAATATACGCCATCGTTTGCGTCTTTATAGAATCTGCGTCCCGTCTCTGCGTCAATGTAACGGGACGCAGATTCTATCAGCATTTCAATTGCCGCGTCATCGCTCGCATCCGCGCCGACAACGCCAGATAGTCCGCGCGTGGAAACGTACTGTTTATAGTCTGCCAGTGTTGCGTAGCCGTTCGTGATGGTCATGCGTCTACCACGTACAGGATGCAGCCGCCAGATTTCGCCGCGCCGCCCTGCGAGATTACGGCTTTTGGATAGCCGTTAAAAACTGGCATAGCGGTCGTAGTGAGAGCCGAGCCGTCCACATTAGACGCCTCGGCAACGCGTGGATATACCATGCGGTCGGTATTAAAATCCGCCATCGTCAGCAGCGGAATTGACAAATCGCCTTGCTCGCATGTCAGCGTGATGTCCACGCCATCTGCCAAGTCGCCGTCAATCAACTGCACGGCATACAGCAATCCGAGTGCAGATTCGGAGCCTTGCACGGTCGCATTACCGCTGCCGTCGGTCGTGAATTTGAGTTGGATTTTTTTCACTGCCGCCTCCGCGCCTTTTTGTCATCCTGCCGTAGTGCCGGCTCTGGCGTACTGCCATAGTACAACTCCTCGGCTACATATTCGGCGCGCCCGTCTTTTACCAACCGCTCCGCAACATCATCAGGCACGTCATGCACACCAGCCGCGTAAAATACGTTATGCGTTTCAACGCCCTGAAAGTCCTGAAGTAGTTTTATTTTTGGCATTGCGTTTCCTACGGTTTCGGCAATAATACAATTTGCAGTTTGTATTTGCCGACAACGGTAACGGCAACCCCAGTGTGACGCGTCCAGAGAGTAGTGTTCGCGGGGAGCAACTCCGACGCGACTGTGGCGGTTGTCGTAGCGCCGATGGCTTTTGAATTTTGCAAAGCGGTGGCGGCAACGATTGAGCCGTCTCCTGCGGATACGCCGACTTTGAAATTTGCGCTATCGGCTCCAGAAGCGGCAGTTGCCTCTGTATAGATTGCGCGCACACTGACAACACGCGCCTCATATGGCAGATTGCAAATCACATCGTCATCCGTTACGCCAGCGCCGTTGTCAATGTTGTACTCCTTCGAGTACACAACGATTTTGCGCTGATTGCCGCGCCCAATATAGTTGTATTTGTCAGGCATGATAGTTATCCTTTTGCCTCGCCCCTGCCGTTTGGCGTGGACTACGTTGCGCGGCAGGGGGTCAGGCTCTCATATCAGGAGGGCGATTACACGCCCACGTTATACGTCACAGCGGCCGCCTCGGCGTCACGATACGCCAGCCCGATGCGCGCCAAGGCAACAATCTCATAGGCGTCAGCGTTGGCAATGCGCGTGGTCTCGATGGTCATGCGGCGTTTATACGCCTGTTTCCACTGGTCCCAGCGCACACACACGATTGCGCCGAGCGTGTTATTACCGTCAGTGCCAGAGATTTTACCGGCGTTGTTTGCCATGCGTTTCGCGGAGTTGCGATGCATTTGCCACGACGGGAGTACCTGCACGCCCCACACGAATTTGACAAAACCATTTTCGACGGTAGCAGCAGAGTTAACGTCTTTGGACTTGACCTCCGGTAACTGCGCCAATGCGTAATAGGTATTACCGTCAACGATGAAGCCGACTTTGGACGGGTCAGTACCAGCCAGCCCGGCGGTTCCCATGAGTTTCATGGTCTGCAAAAAGTCTTCGATGGCCAGCGAGCCGCCAGCCGAACGGCTGTTGGCAGTATTGGTCACCAAAGCCAATTTGCGAAAACCATCAAAAATCGTGTACACCGCACCAGCAGGCGGAGTACCGTCAATCAGGTTGATGTTCGCGTTTGCGTTCGTTTCGGTATCGCCATCAATGAACAGATGTTCGATAACCTCACGACCACTGACCTCCAACTGTCTGCGCAGTTGCGGGGCAAAATCAATCAGAGAGTCTTCGGTCAGTTCGCCGGTGTACAAGCCGCGCGCGCCGATTTTCCCAACTGAAATGGTCTTTTTTCCAGTCACAATCTGGGACGCAGTGACAGTCGCGGCAGGTACTTTGAGCGTAGCATCACTGGCAGTAGCCTCGGCAACCTTGTACCAGGTCATGTCAATTGATTCGAGAGGCCAGATTTTGGACGAATACCCATCGGGGATTACGTCGCTAGGAATTTTTTCGACAACAGGCGTTTCAGCGCGGATTGCCTCCCAGATAGCATTGGAGTACGCAGTGCCAACCCAATCGGCACCAATACCAGAGCCGCCTGTGTACATCGGGTCAGTCGCGGCTTTGATGGCAGCGTCCACAGCCTCGACAGTCGGTTCGATGTGAGAAGCGGTTCCTGCCTTGAATGCGCCTTTGACATAGGCAACGCCTTTGCGCCGCTCCTCGCTGCCGTCCTCTTTCATCTCGGCGATGCGGCGAGATAGAGCCTTAAATGCGCCTGGAGCAAATTTGACATTGAGATTTTTGCCAGTCTCAATTGCAAGAGACAGTTCAGCGGCGTCCAAATTGTCGTACTTCCATTCGTCCGTGAATTTGGCGGCATACGGAACCGCTCCATCGGTTTCGAGACGGCGTTTCTCGGCCTCCATTTTCTGCCGCTCGGCATTTACAGCCTCATCAATTTTGCGCTGAATTTCAGCAGCCTCACGCGCCCGCTCCTCTTCGAGCAAACGTGCGGCGTCTTCGCGCGCTTTGATGGCGAGTAATTCGCCGTTGAGTTTTTCGAGTTCTTCCGCCTCGTCCTTGGTTAAATCGTCCATGTTCGCTAATACGCGGACACGGTCGAGAATTTTCTGTTTGTCCATGACTAACTTCCTTTCGTCTGTTTGAGTAGTTTTTTGGCTCGCTCTTGTAGCGACTTTACTCTCGCGCGCCGTGTCGCCTCATCGGCATAGACATCGCCGCCGTTCGTTTTGATTTCGGGAAACGGTAATCCCGCATCCCGATAAATTGCTTTCATTGCCGGCAACGCCAGCGCATAACGAGACGCTGGCTGAAACATGCCCTCGACTTTGTCCCATAAACTCACCCCAGCGAGCGGCCACACAACCACGCGCCCAGGTTTGTTCTTCGCATACGGTATGATTTTCCCATCCACCTCAAGCCGCGCCAGATGCGCGATACTATCGGACGACGCAACGGCAATGCCGTTTTTTGCGGCTTCCCATACGCGCCGCGCCCACTCCAGAGTTTTATCGAGCAGCACACGAACATGGATGCCGTCGGCGCGCTTTTCAACGCCAACCGCCTTGCCGATGACGGTCGGTTTTTTTTGGAGATTTTTCGCGCCCGGCTCGATGCCGTGATGGTACAGGATAGCGGGAGACGAAAATGCGTCTAGCATGTACTCCGTACTGTCGTCAAAAATTTGACCGTCACTGTCAACCACGTTGAACGGTACAGCCAAAACGTCTAACTCCCAATCCCCAACCGCCTTGATTGCTCCAATCATAATGCTCCTTAAACCGAAGTCATTGTAGCCAAAATAGCAATCTTGTCAAGATGTTACTTTGCAGCCTCGCGCAATTTAGATGCCGCATGTCGCAGCGCGCCTTTGATGTTGGCATTGACAACAGCCATCGCGTCACGCCAGTTTTTCCAACCGCGCCATATACGTGTCCAGTACGCGCCAGGCGTTCGGTTGGTTATCATCGCGCCATACCCGTCGTTGATTATTTTGTAGCCATACCCCTTCGACGCCTCGGTCGGAACGTGCTGGCGTCTGCCAAGTTTTATCTCGCCGCGCGCTATTGCGCCCATGACGTACCGCCGTTGCGCGTCGCTCTCCCACTGCCGCCCGTACACTGCCGCGCGTGTAGTCTGCCTATACGGGTCATCGTGCCTAAATCCATGCTGCTGATTACCAACCAGGTACTCGGCAAATGCGGACGTAAATAATCGCCGAAATTTTTTCGGTAATTTTTTTAATAGCGCCTCAACTTTCTTATCGCCTGTAATTTTTCCGATTTTTATCATAATGTCACCTCGACGCCGTTGTCATCCACCAGGCTGCATTTGCAATTATAGCCGCCACAATTCATCGCCGCTCCCGGCTGACGTGGAATGTAATTCCTGGATAAATACCACGATGCGCGATGACGCTTGCCATTGAGCGATGCGCACGTTTTGCAATGCTCCTCCGTCGGACCCAGCACCCATGTCAACATTTTCGAGTTTTTCGCAAACATTACGCCCGCGTTATACACGCCTACTACCGATGACGTATAACCGTCCGCGCGCTTCTCAATCCACTCGAAATAATTAAATTCCTCCTCATTTCGCAACGTTTTAGCGTTCTGCATGAGCATATCAATATAGCCGTACTCCTGATTGATGCGCGTCACAAGCCAATCTTTTGCCTCGTCCGTAAGCGGCGGCTTGTTTCCTCCCGCCTCCCAGCCAGCGTAAAACGCATCGTAAAATGCGTCTTGCATCGCAGATTTGATTGTTTTTTTCGGACTGACAATCGAGCCGCCGCTTTCAAAATAATCAATCAATGTTTGCGTAATGGTATCGTGATAAATGGCATTGATTTCGGCGAGGCTCGATGAAGCCTTGCCGACAATGCCTTTAGCCCGCAGCATGTAGCGCATCTCATCCGGGAGCCGAATATCGTATTGATTCAGGTACGCCAGCGCAGCGCGGATACTGTTTTTGAGTTCCGTATTGCTCATAATCGCTCCAGTGCCAATCGGATTCCCTCCAACACCGCCGCCGCATCGCGCGGCGTCGTGTCGAACGCATCAAAAACATCATCCAATTCATCGTCCCGACATGACCGCAATCTCTCACTGATTTTCATTTTTACCGCAGGCGACAACGACGGATGCTCGAATGTCAACGCTCGTTGTGCGCCAACTCTCTGCGCGTACCGTTTCCATGTAGCAAGTGCGCGTTTTTCGGCGTCACTCATCCCATCTGACTGATTGCGCGTGTCGTTTGTGGATGCCATTGGCGGAGTAATCGGCGGCGGCTGATTGACTCCAGACGACGCCGTGATTTGAGACGGCAGTAGATTGTCTCGCTCATCTCCAAGCGGCGGTTCTCCGTAATATTTTTCGCGCACCTCCGCTAGCGTATGTACCTGCTGATACATCTCCTGCTCGCGCAGTTGCAGAGCGCGGTCGTAGATGCGGACATCTTCAAATTTACCGATTAGCGGTCTGCCAGGATATGCAGGCAAAATGCTATTCGTGATTTTTTCCGCCATCATACAATGTATCGGATACACCGCCAACTCGTTGAACGCCGCACGGTTTGCGTTTGCGTTGCTATACGTAGACTCTGACGACAGCCACGTATACAACCCAGGCGCAAGCGTTCCCATAATCTCCTCTTTGTTCGCCCTCCGTCCAGCGAGAAACTCCATGTCTTTTTGGCTGACGCTATTTTGCAGCCAGTTGACGCCGCCGGCGCCAACGCCGCGCAGCATCAGCATCTCGCGCTTTCGAGCCGCCTCGCGCGTGTCCGCTTTAATTTTTTCCCATGTCGGGTCGGCTATCATCTGCTCGAACGTCAAAATACTCGCAAGCCGCGCGTTGTTATCGCGAAACAGCCGCGTGTTCCAATCGCTCATGCTCAAATCGCCCTGTGCAACCGTTGCGATTGACTCAAGTTTCGATAACCCGACAAACCGAGACGGACGCGGATTGAAATTGCGAAAATGCACAATCTCATGCACTGGCAAAAATAGTTTGACGCTATTGCCTGGCTCGTAATAATATCCGCGCAAATACATTTTGTTATCTGGAATTGGCGTGATTTGCGACGGCGGAATAACCCACAACTCATCAGGCGGCGAGTTTTCATCTTTGCGGTTGAGCCACCAATACGCGTTACCGTTGAGTATCCAATACGCAACCGTTGCGTACAAAAACTCAAATCGCGAATCGAGCGGGTTTGGCTGCCGCAGCAACAACTCGAACGGATGGTTGGGAATATCAACCGGCTCTTTGTTTTGCACAACGCGCTTGACTTCAAAATCCGTCAACGCACACGCCGTCGCAACGGTATCAACAGACTGTAAAACCCACGAGACCAGCCGATAGGTGTCAGCCTGGTTGGCATACACTGACGGGTCTGGAATGTCATATTTTGCCGCCTCCGCCTCCGCCAGTTGCCAGCGCTCGAACGGTAACTGCGCTTTAATCGCCTCAAGTTCCTTCAGCAGTTTTTCATGCTCGCGCTTCGTCACAAATCCGAAAAACGCCATAATGAAACCTCCTAAACCCAATCTACGACACGCTCAACGTCTATCGTAAGCATGTCCATCTCATACGCGTACCGCAAAGCGTCAATTGCATGGTTGTTTGCATCCACCGGTTCGCGCATTGCGTTGCCGTATTTGTCTTTTTTCCAGTGGTACAACTGTAATTCGTTGCGTAAATTAATACATCGTGCATCAATCACAATCTCCTGCTGACGCAGCCAGTCAATGCCAAAATTGACGCTGTCCCTGCCTTTTTTGGCGGCAACAGCATTGACGCCAAGCCGTTGCAACTCTGCGATAGATTTCGGCTCCGCGCTATCGCATACCACAATACCATCGCCAATCATGTTTTTGATTTCCTGCGCCAGCACGTCATTAGTCGCGCCAGTCAAATACAACTCATCCAGCACGTAGATAATTTTGCGTGCCGCATCGTAGTGCGTATGCACCAACGCGGCGGGGTGAGAACCAAATCCAAAATCAAGACCATTGCGGTATTTGTCGAACGCATCGCGCATTCCCGACAAATCCTCAACACGCCAATTTTTGAAAATCACATCGCCCAGCACACCCCATCTGCCAAGTGTGTACACGTCACGATAATACTCATCGCGCTCGTTCTCGAGGTCATGGATGTCCTGCGCGGTCAAAAATTGATTGTCGAGGTAGGTCGTTTTGAGAATGAACAAATCATCGCCGTTATAAATAGTTTGCTCGTCCGTCCACGCAATCGGCTTGAAATACTCCTCATAAATCCAATGCAGTTGCAATATCGGATTGAACGATAATGTCAGCCGCTTTGGAGTATGCTCATCGCCGCCGCGCTGACGTTTTAGCAACTGTTTCAAATCGCTGCGGCTCGCCTCTGTTGCCTCCTCCAGCCAGATGTCCGTGATTGCTCCAGTTTGCGGCGTGATGGATTTCAGTTTCTCCACATCGTCAAGACCGCTAAACAGTATCTGGCAACCGTTCGATGTGCATGTAATGGTCATGTCGGTCTCGTTGATGCGAAACAATCGATTTGCGCCAAGTCCATCAATGACGCGTTTGATTTCGGTGAAGACGCTGCGCTTGATTGTTTTGGCAACGGCGCGGACAATCAGATAATTTCGTCCTCCTCGTAGTACATCCAAAACGGCACGCTGCGACAAAAAAACCGATTTACCGCTGGATGAGCCGCCGAAAAATATCTGCGTGCGATGCGGTAATTCCAGATACGGCAGATAAACGTCATTTATCGTCAGCGTTTTTTCCACTCTCGCTCGCCTTCACAATTTTTATAACCAGAGCATTCTCACCGCCATTGAGTTCGACTTTTTCGGTGACTTTGCCAGCAATGCGCTCGGCAATTTGCTCTGGATGTTTTTTTATCCACTGACGAACCATCAACCGCAGCGCGTCAATCGTGTCCGACGTGTCCAGCGGTTTCATCGTTGCGGTGTCAAACTCGCGGCTCAACTCCTCCCAAATAACGGCGCGCAAAATGCGCTCTCCCTCGCGCTGCTCTGGAGACTTTTTGCCGCGCCCGCCAAGCCAGCGGCGCGGGTCGTACCCCTTTTGGAACGGCTTCAAATTTGCGTTTCTCACAGATTTTGCTGTGATTTTGGAATCATCGGTCATTCCAGCCTCGCAATGCTCAAATCTGGGAATGCGGTTGCCATGCGCTCCAGGATGACGGCGCAGTAGGCGGGGCTGATTTCCACCGCGCGGCATTTGCGCCCCAGGTTCTGGCAGGCAACCATTGTCGTGCCGCTTCCGCAAAACGGGTCGTAAACAATAGCAGTGCTATCGCATATTCTTTTTATCAAATCCATCACAACATCAAGAGGCTTAACGCTTCCGTGCCAACCAACACTCGGCACGAGTTGACCACTCACTTCGGACTTGTAATAACAATCATGCGAATAGGGGTGTACATCCTGCCAAACGCCTGCGCCTTTTGATGTGATTAGGATGGCTTCTGACTTCAGAAGCCATCCTCGCCATGGAAACGTTTCTTGCGCCGCCTTGTATAACCATAACATTCTCTCAAATTTGTGACCGCTTGCGCGTGTCAAATCTAGCCATTCCGTGAAAGTTCGCGGGCTTGCAAACGAGACAATAACAGCGTTATCTACTGGGAGATTTTTAATACATCCTAAAAGAATTTGATAAAGTTTTTCTGGTTCGTCATTCGTAACGCCTTTTTGGTTTTGTCCATATGGCGGGTCAGTTACGACCGCTTGCGCCTTCTCCCCTCCCATCACTCTCGCCACCACCGCCGCGTCTGTGCAATCGCCGCAAATCAGCCGATGCTCGCCAATTTGCCATAACTGTCCAGTCTCCACGCCCCATTTTTCGCGAAGTTCCTCCGCGCGGTCAATCTGCGGCTCGGCGTCGCGAGTCTCTGCGTTGCCATCCACAAACTCATTCCACTCCAAATCGTCAAACATCTCGCGGAGTTGCTTGTCCTCCTCTGCCCACTGCATCAGCAAATCGCCATCAGGGTCGTAATCCACATGCGCAATTTGATTGGCAGCCACAGACAACCGCCGCGCGCGCGGGTCATCGGCGTTCGGAATATCCGTTCGCACCACAATCACCGGGCGCGTACCGTCGCTCTCCACGATAATCGGCTCCACGTCGGCAAATTTCTCGGCGGCAACCTCCAGACGCGCAGAACCGCTGATAATCTCTCCATCCGCCGCCGCCGTCTGCGCATCAATCCAGCCGTCGCGCTGCAGTGAGCGTTCCAGCAGCCGCAATCCGCGCTGGGTGTGTTTATTAGCATTTTTGCGTTGCGGAATAAATTTCCTGTTCATACGTTGTACATTTTCAGCGGGTCTGGCAGTGCGAACGTGTCCCACCGCTGAAACCATGCCAGCGGATACTCCGTGCGCGCGCGAATGATGTACGGTATCGGCACGACGCCGCCGTTGCCCTGCGGAAAATGAGCGCCGCCTTTACCGGTCCATGACGTAGCGAGAAAATACCATCGGCGGCGGATGAGTTCGTCAACCGAAACAGGAGTCGCCGCATCCATTGCGTGGACACCCGGATACATAACCAGTTTGTCGCCCTCGACAACCCCATCATACAGCGAGCCGCTGCAAATGATGGCCTTCATCAGTTTCGGCAGCGGCGCGCCCAAATCCAGCCGATTGACATAATCGGCGCACGCATTGTTTGGGTCGTCGAACCCGTTGAAGTTAGTAAATGCGCGGTCGTATCTGTAAACACTACGCCATTGCATGGATGTAATCGTCCGATTGAGGCGCTGCATGAGTTGCCACGATAGCAATTGCAGCGTCTCCGTAAACGGTATCGGCTGCGCGTCAAATGACGGAGCGACAGCCGGCATATTGAGCGGATTGTCATTGCCGCCCTCGCCCGTATAGAGCAACCGCCAACCCGTGTAACGTGTCGGTGTTGGCGGCGGAGGAGCGGGGTCGAACGACAGATTGAGATTGAGGGTTATTTGCGTGTCCATGTTCCGACAACCGTGCCGTCCGATTTGAGCGTGGCGGTCACTGTAATCTCCCCCGTTTCTGGTGCGTCAACCAAATCGAGATACGCCGCGCTGCACCATCCGTCAATGGGCTGCGTTGCACCGTTGGCGCGTACAATTTTCGACACATGCAGCCAGTTTGTCGCGGCGTCCAGCACACCGTACACGGTGTCGCCGGTGTAGATGCCGTCAATTTGCGGGTAAGCGGTTGATGGTCCGGAGCGAATTTTAAGAGACGTTGTAGTGGATTTAAGAGTTCCCTTCAGCATGTTTCCTCCAGTTGTTGGCGGCACGGTAATGATACCGTAGCGCGCCTCGAATTCTGCCCGCGTTCCGTTGTGACGATTGGCATCAATCTCTCTTGTCGGCTGACCCCAGTCCACCGTTGGCGTACCGTACTGCCAGTGCGTCCACGTTGTCCAAGGTGGCGGAACTTTGACGTTGACGGCACTGGAGTACCACGCCAGCCATAACGGACGCGGCGCAAAAAACGGATAATACGCCGTATCGTTGGCGGTGTTCGTAAGCCAAAAATAATAACCCGTGTAAATTCCAATTGCCTTACATTGGATTTTATTCTCGATGAGTTCGATTAATTGCTTGACGTATTTCAGCCCAACAAACGGGCCGCCGTACACGCGCTCGAAATCGATAAAAAATTCCATCGCAAATTTTTTTTCCGCCATTGCGTTTAGGATAACGTCCGCCTGCGCCTGCGGCGAGACGCGGTCGTCGTAAAACCAGTAACCGCCAACGATAATTTTACGGCGGACGCATTCGGAATAGTTGTACTCGAATTCCGTGTCTTTCCACACGTTCTGCCCGACGCGCAGAATTGCCGCGCGATGCGGATAGCGCGACCAGTCCATGCCCGCCTGATAGAACGATACGTCGGCGAACGTTTCGGCGTCATCTGGCACGATGATAGATTGACTAATCAGCCGCGCCAGAAACGACGGACGCTCACCCAGTAAAAATTGCCCGGAAAAATTTTCAGTCATGCCGACATTATACTCCGATTACATGCGCTTAAGTAGATTAAACGGCGAATCTGGAGACAAAACGAACGGATAGCCGCCGCGTATGATAGTTGCGCCCAGCATGTGCGCATCGCGTTTGGCGTCGCGCTGCATGACGTATGCCAGCCGTGTCTCATCCACGCAATGCCCGGTCTGGATTGCCCAATATTTGCCAGATGGGTCTCGGTTGACGCTCCAGCGGTGAGAGTGTCCCATGATAATGTGTTGATGATATTGCACCGCCAAATCCATCGCCGCCGTGCGTCCGCGCGTGCGCGGATGCGTGACGCGGTATGTCCCGTTTTCAGTTTCTACGAAACTATAATAATACGGCGCAATCTGCCAACGGTTATCGTCATCGCGTCCGATTTGGTGGAGCAACTCGCGGGCGTCCAGCGTGCGGTCGATTGCCCGCAGATAACGGTCATCGTGATTGCCCAACGCCACGACGATTTTGTCGAACGAGCCGAACGAACGAAACACGCTGCGCGCCGCAGATAACTCGCGCGACAGCGGACTCTCGTTATACATCTCCAGCAGTTTAGCGCGCAAATCGTTATCGTTGCGCTCCTCGACCAGCCGCATGATTTTATCCAGCATCTGTTCCTCGGCTCCGGTCCATGCCGCGCCCCACATCGAGAGAGAATCGTAATGAATGAGGTCGCCAGCCAGATGGAGCGTCCTGACGCCCCACGCAAACGCCAAATCCAGCACGCGATTGACAAAATCGGCGTGCTGGAACGGAGCCTCGAGGTCGGATAATATCAGCGCATCGCCCTGCGTTGTGATTGCGCCATTATATATATTGTATTGCGATTGCGGGACTGTTGATTTATCGAGCCGCGAGAGATGAACACTGATGCTGTTATACGAACGGTTGAGAGCCTCCGCGATGTCGAAATTGCTCATCCCCCGTTTTTTCATCTCGACCAATCGCTGCTCCTCCGATTTCGTCCACGCTCTGCGCATATTAAAAATGTGACAAAATAATTTCTACTGCTTTTACGACTACATATCCCCCAATAACGACTATCAACCACCGTACCGCCCCACGCGCATCACTGATTGCGCGCTCGATGTTCCGCACACGCTCGTCCAGCCCAGGCTCGCCATTACCAAACAAATAGAGATAACTTTTGTCGGCTCTTGACTTCACCTCGCTGATTGCTCGCTGCATGTCAGCCACGTCACGCCGGGCATCGTTCACCTCGCGCGCAATTGGCGCTAACGCCTTCTCCAACTCGAGGATGGTTACGGGGCTATCTGGCATAGCGGTTTTTTACCATGTTTTCGTGACGTGTCAAGCCGGCAAAAAGTTACAATTTGCCATTAAAGTTTAGCCCCGTCTGTCTCACGACGACGGGGCTAAACAAGGAGAAGAGGAATGGAGGAGGAACTATTTGAACCGCTGTGGGAAGAGCGCGCGCACGCCCTCGAAGCCGAGCAGCGCGAGCAAATACGACACAACGCCAGCGACAATACTGTTGAACACAGTGTCGTCAAGTTGAACTCCGATTGCGTTCAATGCCGCTCGCAGCGCGAACGCAATCACAACGTACAGAACAGACTTTACAAATTCTGGAAGCATGGTAACTCCTTTCGGAGTTATTGTACCTCCGTTTTTTGCGCCGCGTCAAGACAAAATTTTGATTGCTCATTCATGGCAGTTCTCGCAGAGTTCGCAGTTATTGCAAATGTCAGTTATTCTCCCACATCGAGCGCACGCCTCATCGTAGCGGGTTCCACCCCACGAACACGATTGGCGAATTTCAGTTTCGATGATGTCAGAGATGATGTCAGAGTTGATATTTAAATCATCGCTACCAAAACCGCCAATACCTAGACCGCTGGAAATATCCATTGATTGAAACTGTTTTTCAACGTACAATTCCAGTTCGTTTTCAGGATGCCAGATTGCAGGGCGTCCAGCAAAATCAACGCGGTAGGCACATTTTTTAGATGGATCAATTTCAATGATTGTGCCAACCTGTCCGGGGTGAGTGTGTTTATTTGTTACCTGATTTCCAATTTTGAATTTCATTGCATTGCTCCTTTTGGTTAGACCATTTGCCAATGCCGCGAGAGCCATCTCAACGGCGGCTGTTTGATTGACACCAGACACATCACAAAGCAAATTCATTACAAATACTTAAATTCATTTTTCTTCGGTCTCCCCGCCCCAGCCCGCCTCCCGCCCCACTGCCCAGGCATTTCTCCGCGCGCCCGGCGTACCGCCCGCACGATGTGGCGCTTGCAGGTTTCATAGCAGGCGTCACATCGCGCCTGCATCAGTTTCGCCAGCTGGCGAATCTCCACCCGCTGGCTAACGTCCACGCCGCTAGCCGCCAAAATCTCGGCGGCTAGGGAGGATAACTGTTGAGTTCTCCGTTTCATTTCAGTAATATTACCCATTCGCCTCCTTTTAACTTTTCAGGCATTTCATAGTCCGGGAAGGCAAATTCATACGGGCTGAGCCGCACATGCCAATACGGTCCCCGATTGCGGACAGCCCAACACTCGGCGATTTTTTCGCCGTTTACGATGTAGTACCCAAATGTCTGCCCCTGAACTTTTTCAGGGTCGCCGAACATTTCATTGTAGTAATCCCGCTTTTCACAATGGGGGTGTTCCCTGTTGGGGTTCTGTCCGTAGCAAAACCATCCCCCCATCGCGTCGAACACGAGTTTACTCCCGCAAAGCGGGCAGAACAACTCTCCTTTTGGTGATGGATTTAGGTAGGCCATCCCCGCTGCCATTATTTTTCCTTCTCCCATTTTTTATTCCTTTCTGCCCCTGTGTCCGGGGCGGGTTGAATGATGTGTTGGTGGGCATCCTGTCCACCTGACCGCCCGCCAACTCTCGCTGACGGGCGGATGCTGGACGGGTTACTCGACTTTGCGGACTACAAATTTCTGGAGATGCGCCCCCCACGCATCCATCTCCTCAACAGAAAAATCTCCCCCGTTGACCCTCGCGCGGGCTTCCAATGGCAAGCCCGGCATACTGACCTCAGTGATACTGTTGGCTTCCGCCGCCAACCAGAGCGGCAGAATGCCATAAACATCTTTCCCAGCGACGTCTGCGGGGGTTGCTTGAGAAATTACCTTTCCTGCAATTCCGCGACGGCGGAGCCACTCAACCAAAGGTTCGTGGCGGGTCACGATTAATACCGAAGACATAATTTTTCCTTTCTGCCACTGTCAGCCGTGGCTGCCACTTGGAATTATTTACAACCCAAATTATAATCAAACTGTTTGATTTGTCAAGCGGTTCAAATGGTACTTAAGTACTATTTTTACAAATTTTACAAACTGACTGTCTTGACCGCCGCGCTCTCGAACCTGGCTATCGGCGCGGCAAAATACAGCGTGCATCCACCGACCGGACCATTGCGGTGTTTGGCAATATCAACAGACACGCTGCTGGTTTTAGCATCATCCTCACGGTAGAGGAATATGACACAATACGCGTCCTGTTCGAGGCTGCCGCTCTCTCGCAAATCCGATAATACCGGTCGGCGGCTGGCGCGTTGCTCCACAGCGCGCGATAATTGCGCCATCGCCAGCACGGGGACATTCAGTTCGCGCGCCAGATATTTGAGACCGCGCGAAACAGCGCTCACCTCCTGCTCCCGCCGCTCGAATGTGTCTCCAATTGCATTTGCCAGTTGCACATAATCCACAATCAGCAAATCCAGCCCCTGCTCCGCCTGGATTTTTCGCGCAATTTGTCGTATTTGCTCGATATTGATATTGGACAAATCATTAATGGCAATTTTTAGACCGGCTATATATTCGACGGACGCGGTGTATCGCGCCCATTCGTCCTCAGTCATTTTGCCCTGGATGATGTTCTGCAAATCCACCCCGCTGTCCTGTGCGATTAGTCTCATCGCCACCTGTTCGCTGGACATTTCAAGCGAAAAAATGCCGATGCGTTTGCCGCGTTTTGCCTGGTTGAGCGCAACCGTTACGGCAAACGCCGTTTTTCCAGTACCAGGACGCCCGGCAACAATGTAAACGTTTCCGTTAATCATCGTGCCGATAATTCTGTCAATGTCCGCCAATCCCGTCGGCACACCGACAATCTCGCCGCGCGATGCGCGCTCCGTCCAGTCCCAGGCGCGGCTCACCGCCTCCGATGCGGATACCGTATATTCGTCATTTGCACTGTACACGGTTATTTTCGATAGTTCCCCCTCGATGTCTGCGATAATATCCCTTCCGCGCCGTCCATTTGCCGACCAGTAGGCGATTTTGCCTGAAAAATTATGCAGATGTCTCTTGATGTGGTAATCCTGCACCTGCTCCGCGTATGTCTCAACGTGTCGGTGGTCTCCATTCGCGCGCAATTCCGCCAGATACGCACGCCCGCTGATACCAGATTCGGACACGCTGCTCATTTCATTCATTCGCTCGATTTCATCCCCCACTACTATAACGTCAATCTGCAATCCGTTTTTATAGACGCGCTCAATCGCGCGCCAGACTGTTTGATGAGATGTGCAAAAAAAATTCTCCGAATTTATAAAATTCACCTTTTCATATACCACCCGCCCGCCGCGCAATACTGCGCCAATCAATGCCTGTTCCGACTCAATACTCTTTGGTCTAATGTCCGTTGTCATTCCATCACCTCCGCCATCCACGCCGCCATTGAATCGGCGTCTTGAAATTTGATTTTTTTGCCGTCAACGGAAACGGTAATATCGCCGCATACGTGGACTCTATCCAGCAAATCATCCAGGTATTCGATATACCGTTGATTGCATTCAATAGCGATTGCGAGCGCACGCTCCGACAATTCCCCATTTTCGCCCATATTTTCCACAATGCTATTTATCGTTTTGATGGTTTCGTCAATCATGGTTCCTCCGTATGTTCGGAATCAGATTAGCCGGGCGCGGAACGCCCTTCCGCTCTGGCACTGGCTCGTATTGCGGCTGCTGCGGCTGCGCCGCGAATGCCCTCGGCCAATGCTCCATCATGCGCTGCGGCGGCCAGTAGGACATGTCGAATCCAGGCTGGCTTTTCATCCAGCGCACGAACGTCTCCACCGACTCGCCATGATAATGCTGCCGCTCATCTGCAAATTTGGCAAATTCCCGCCAGCGTTTCGTCTCGGTGTTGACGCCAAACTGAACAGCCAGATACGACAAAATCGCATCAACACGCGCCTCGCGTTTCAGTCCTGGAGCGTGCATGAGTTGGAGATAGCCATCCACCAAATCACCGCGTTTTTGCGGTTTTTCGAGAGACAAGCCGGTCGGTGATTGTGTAGTGATTGTGTAGTGATTGTTAATGAAATCACCGTTTGGTGATTCGGTGTCACCATTTGGTGATTCGGTGTCACCAAATGGTAATTTACCGTTTGGTAATTTACCATTTGGTGATTCCGATTCTTTCGTCCAGTCCATCATTTCGTATAATTCGCTAATATCGTGGATGATAGAATCCGTCTCCGACTCGCTCGGAGACATTTTTTCGAGTTGTTCGGTATATTTTTTGAAAAATTCAGGAATGTTCAATCGGATGTGAATGGTGGGCTGCCCATTGAACCTGTGAACGGATTTTGTAATTAGATTTAATTCGATGAGTTTTTCAATGGCTCTATCCGCCTGCCGTTCCGTCAATCGTTTTCGTTCCCACCATTCCGAACGCCTGACTGCCATCCAGAGATAACCATCCTTCCAGATTCGCAGTCCGCTTTTGTGTCCATCTCGCGGCAATGTGTAGTAAATAATTTCGTCCAATACAAACGCCGCCTCGATGTCGCCCGTCATGTCAATATATATTTTCTGGCATCCAATCCTGTCCTCGGATGCCTTTTGCATGGCGGCGTATTTTTGGAGCATAGCATTTTCGGCTTTCGCTCTCTCCGTGATGTAATTTTCTCGCTCTTCACTCATGGCTTTATCTCCTTATCCATTCAAATCGCAACAATTTCAACAGCAACTCTTTTGTCGCTGGTTTGTTGTTTATCAATATTTTTCCGTCATCTGGATTCGTATTTTCAAACTGGATAAAATAAAATCCGCGATATTTGGGGTCGTGTTTTGCGGCGTTATGCAGTATGATGAAAATTTCTCTTTGCCATTGCGGACAATCTTTTCCGTGACGTTTTTCCTCGATAATCATCCATTCGCCTGTCTTGTAATTTCGCCAAATGTAATCAATATTCGACGCCACAAATCCAAGAC